ACGAAAATAATGCGCTGGTCGCTTGTCTTCCAAAATTATAGACTGTTAAATCTGGTCTAGCCAATGACAATCGGTAAGGCCACGATTCTCTAGGTTCAGTGTCCGCTAGAACACCGCCTGTAAAACTACAACCGAAACAAGATATAACTTTTGACATTATTTAAGATAAGGCAAGAACTGTTTGTAAACAAGGCCTTGTCGACTTTCTTGGTCAGTCCAATGACAAGCAGCAAGATCATTAATCCATTGGCTTCTGTCAATTAGCCTCGGATAGTTGATATCCCCAATGTTGTAATTGGCAACATCCCAACATACACTACTGCTGTCATCGACCCATAACGGAACACCTTCTAAGATTGATGCAACTCCGCTGCTGCTGTTAAACACAAATGCTGCCTTGGCTCGTCTTAGATCGCGTTCTATTGGAACTTTAATACTGTCGCTGATTGTTACTCCGGGCCGTAACAGTGGTGTTAGATCTGCAATTTTTCCAGGATGCGGTCTAAGCACAATTGGAAGATTAGATACTTTTCTCACTGCTTCTATTTTTTGTCTGGTCCACTCTACTGGACTTAGGCCTTTCATGCTCCACCCACCGTCTCGTTGTATCAAGAATAAAATATATTCTCCGTCTCGCTTCCAGTCTTTTATGTTAAGGCCGATGTCACGTGATAAAATATTCCATCTAGATGCATCTGAATTTTTATTAGCATACTCACTGGAATCGTAATCAACGCCGTTGATACTGTATCTTAAATATTTGCTGTCGAGGTCTTTGAATTTGAAACAGTTAGCATCTATGGCCATAACATGATTGTTCTGCTGTTTCTGATGCTCGACTATCCTGGCACGTAATTTAATATTTTCTGTTGTTTGAATTGGACTTGGCCATCCAAGAATTACCGCTAGCCTTGCAGGTTGTGTTACATAATGTGTTTCAATGTGTACACGGGCGCCCTGCAGTTTCGCACCATCGGCAAATGCTGTGAGAGTATCCACCTTTCTACCAGGTGTTTGTTTATGCAAGGAACTCAGGTAAACAACAACATCAAACATTGGATTCCTTACTTAGGTTGCCATGGCATGATATCATCATCGTTCAAGATACGCCAAGCAGTGCCGTTTCGCATTTCGGCTTCCGAAAACTGACAGTATGACAGATGAGCAGCCCAGGCTTCGACTTCTTCTGCTGTTGGCATTTTTGGGGTTTCAATTAGCGAAAGATCTGATAAACTAACAGCATGTGCAGCATTGGGTCCGAGAGTAAACGCTGGCTTGCCTAACAATACTGCCTCAGTTGCCGCAATGCTATTAAATGTTACCAAACAATGAATATCCTGAGATAGCGCCATTTCCATGGTGTCTGTTGCTGTTCTCTCACGACGACTAACTTTATTTCTGACTATGATAGGTCGATCAGTATATGTTTTAATTGTTGCAATTGTTTCCTGCATCCATTCGTCGAGATTAACACCAAATGCGCTCATGGCTTTGGCACTTGGTGGACATAATAAAATATTACGACCTTTTCTAAACTTGCTTCGATGCCATCCAGTTGCTTCTAATCGATCAAACGGTCTTTCGATAATAGGTCCAATATTCTGCATGGCATTCTTGGTGATTCTATGAAAGAATTTTTTACGAACGTTACCGAAATATCCAGTATCGATATAATAATAATCTCGATCTTTTTCTTCACAAGCCCGCATGTGTTTGGCCTTGGTGATGCCTCTGAATACCACCGGAGTCATTGAATTTTCAATTTTATCGTAGTTTGTGATTGATCCGCCACAGCCGAGAATAAAAGATTCCATGTAAGGATCCCAGCCCAAGCCCTTGCCATCATTGGAATCTCTGCCGCCGTCAACGGCCACTGCTGCATTGTTGTCTAACATTTTAATATCCTTGATTACATTGTTCACTGTGGTGTGATAAATTTCTCCAGACGGGTCAACTCTATACTTTAATATTTTTTTAAAAACAGTTTCGATATCTTTGGGTATATGATCAAACGGACCACCTGGCGTTTCTTTTTTTGATGACTCTATCATTGCTGCATGTTCGACGGCCCATTGATATCCATACTCGCAGTGTTTGTAATTTTCAAACCACGGGCCTCCTTCTGTATAATGAATAGCCTTTGGCTTGCCATCTTGTGGTTCGTGGTACCAGTTTACTAACCAATTGTATTGATAAGACAACTCTCCGATTTGTTTGTCATCTAGCCATTGAAATCTATGGAAAAATTGTCCTGAGTTATTTTCATCATTGACTAACTCGGGTGTGAGATCAGCATTTGCCGGATGCCCACAATTCCACAGAATCATCGAACTCCAGTTTTTTCTCGGATACGGCATTTGTTTACAGCCGTCCATTTTGTTGCCTTCTTGTGGGGTATAATCATGTTTTACACACATGACAGCATATTGATCGTTGGCCGAATTGAATATTTCTGTAACATCACATTGGAATAGAAAGTCACAGTCGACAAAAATTGCCCATCCTTCATATCCTGCTAGATAAGGAACAAGAAATCGAGTAAAAGTAAATTCTGTGGAACTTAATGCATCTGGTTGTCTAGCATAAATTCCCAATTCTCTTAATTCGGATTGTTTGAGAGGAATAACTTCGACCCCAACACTTCTGGCCTTAATACTATATTCACACACTCGATAAGCGATATCTTCTCGTGGATCATACCCAACAAAAACTTTCATAAATTTCCTTGTATCATTGTTAATGCAGAACCAGTCCTTAATTCGTCATTGTGAAATTGTCCGTAGGCCAAGTGACAGGCCCAACTATATAATTTATCTTGATCTGCATAGTAAGGTTTTTCAATTTGACTCAAATCAGTAGCAGCTACCGGCTTGGCAGCATTACAGGGTGCTAATACAAACACGGGATAGCCATACATAACTGCCTCTGTGGCAGCATTGGAGTTAAAAGTTACCAATGCAAATACATCATCATCGAGGGCCTGTTTTAGAGTATTACTAACTGTACGATCAATGCGCTTAGGAGCACGTTCGCGTATTTCTATGGGTCTGTCTGTGTATTTCTTAATTGTTTCGATGGTATCTTTCGTCCATTGTTCTAAGTCTATCCCATAGAATTTGCAGGGCTTTTCATCAGGTTTAGCTATTAAAATCTTTCTTCCTGATTTTTTCCAAGGTTCAATAGTTTTATTAAATTGTTTCCAACGGTCGTCTGGTCGAGATACAATTTCATCGTGTTGCAGATTATTTTTTACAATGCGATGCCAGTATTTCCACCCGTTGGGATTTTTTGGTGTAACTTCATTGCCAAAATAACCAGTGTCCATATAATAGAAATCGCGACCTTCTTCCCAGCAGCGTTTCATTATTTTGTGTTTTAATATGCCGCGTAATATAATGGGTTGATTTGAAGCTTCGTAGACAAAATCGTCTGTGGATGTTATTTTTCCTCCGCAGGATCCTGCTAATTTTTCTATGTATTCATCTGTGCCATCTTTGCTTAAGAAAACCCAATCTTTCATTTTCTTTCAATATCCTCTTCGTCGCACTGTTCACCAAATTGAATTTCGATAACTTTCAACGGTGTATGGCTTTTATTAACCAATTGATGCCATTCCTCTTTACCGATATATGTCTGCATGTTTTTCATCACAAAGTTTTTCATCACGGTATTGCCATCTGTATCTAGAGTGTTAATTGTTGCAGTCCCCTCAGTTACAAACCAATGTTCATGACGATGTTGATGGCGTTGCATTGATAGACTTTTACCAGGGTCGACAGTAAGTTCTTTTACCTTTACACAAGGACCGTCTTCATGTAGTACACGATAATATCCCCAAGGGCGTTCAGTCTTTGGGGATTTCCATTCCTGTAAGATCCAGCTGCTAGAATTCTTTTTATCCTCGCCACCTACTCCAAACACAAATGATAAATTAGAATCTACAACATCCATTTCTGGAATGTTATCTCGAGTCCTATCGCCGCCATTGGCAAATATCAGTTCGGCATCGGGATAATGTGCTCTTGCTTGTTGAATAAAATGTTTTGCTGATCCGTCATCATCATCAAAGGTATACACTTCGTCAACCATTGATAAATTATTAATAATACAGAGTCGTTCGTTCCACGGCATAAAGGCCGCACCTTTTTTACGAACAAGCCAGTCGTCAGAATTTAACCCAACAATTAACATGTCGCCTAGAGTTTTTGCAGATTTGAAATAGGCAATGTGCCCAGAGTGTAGAGGATCAAATCCCCCAGTGATTAAAACGATTTTCATGCAGATATTTATCTGCGTATATTATCTAGTATTTAAAGACTGGCGTCTTCTAGGCCTGATACTCGTAGTTTAACAATGTTGCTGAGATGCCATTGTTTTTGGTCAAGTGCTTTGATAATACCCAACCACTTGTTGCGAAGTAGGGCAAAGTCGTTAATGATTTTTTCAAAATCTACCACGTCTGCTTCACCTTCCACAAACTTTTCACAGTCTCTAGAAGATAAAGCACGTTGATAGTTTTCAAGATACTTGCGAAAATGTTGACTGCGAAGTCTACGAAGTTCAATGTTTAAGTATTCAAGGATACCTTCAATTTCTTGAAGTTGATTAAAGCGTTCTTCCACAAT